GAATACGCAAATGTATTCATTTGACTTCATTTTTCCAATATTTCATTTTCCACAATTTAAAAGCATGTTCTTTGGAATCAATTCTTCCACTGGTGCGTTCATAAGGGTCAGACTTATATTTAGCAGCCTCTGATATTGAGGCTTCTTCTGCCGCACTACAGCGTTCTGCAAAATACCGTCTGAACCATCCAAGAAGGATTTGTCCGTCCAAGCGGTCATACAGGTTTCCATAATACCCACTTTTAGCACGTTTGAAAAGAAGATTTATATCAGCTATTGTAAGACACTTGTAATCCTGTAATATTATCATGGCAGTTTCAAAAGTTTGAGCATCTGTCATCTTCTTGCCTACATTCACAAATTCACGCAGATTTACAATCCATCCTTCCAAATATGCCTGAAGGCAATCGTAACCGTATGCCTGCTCTACTTCCGATAGGGAAGGCGTATTACTATTAAATACAGCCGGATAAGAATTAACCGCCCTGCATGCCACCTGTACCGCCGGAACCGAGAATTCTCTCAAGAATGTTTCTTTTGTAATCGTCGCTAACATTCGAGTTTCTCCCAGCTGCCGTACCTCCACCAGTTGTCTTTCTGTATTTTCCATCTTCCATATCCTTTTTTGCCCATTTTCGGAATGTCAAATTTGCGCTGACGTATTTCTTCAACAGCTCACGGTAATTGTGCATGGAGCGCAAAGTATTCTCGATTACCTCAATGGGGAAATCTTGTTTTATCCGTTCAAACTGGACTTCCGTAAACGGCTCTTTCAATTTACCCACATTAGGAGCGTTTGCATCAATCCAAGCCTTGAACTTTTTAAAATTCTCACTCTCGGGGGATGGGGGCTCCTCGCGCGTGCGCGTAATACTCCCATCCTCTCCTTTACTCTCCTTTCCTTTCCTATCCTTTCCAGCAGGAACATTCTCTACCGTTCCCGATTCTTCGGGAATATTCTCGAATGTTCCCGAATTTCCTGTTTGGGCGGAAAGAAGAGCCTTTTCTATAACTTCTTCCGGAATTTTTGACTTTTGCGGTTTGTCGATGCGTTCGCTGGAAAAGTCCATCACGTAGTAGCTTTTGTTCTCGTATGTAAAAGGTACAAGGACGGAGTTCTCAATCAGCTCTTTCAGCCACCCAGAAACCTGCTGCTTACGAATGTCTTCGCGGGCAGGAAAAACTTTCGACTTAATGATAACCTCATTCGCAAGAATGACGCCACTATCATCAGCAAAGTTCTTCATGCCGATATAAAGCAGACAAGCAGGAAGAGATACATTCGAAAATCTTTCATCTTCCCAGAATTCCGGAACTATAGTTCTTATTCTTGGCATAAGAATGTGTATTTAAAATCTTACATTGGTTAATTGTCTGTTATTGGAGTATACATCCCTTGGTTGAAACACCAAAGAAAAACTATATTTTTTATTCCAAAGTCTTAATCGTAATCTCAACCCGAGGATTATCCTTATCTACGAATTTTCGTGCATGGATAAGACAACAATTGTTGTCGTTCTTGATACATTTTATTCGTTGCAACACGTCAAGTTGTAGCTTTAATACGTTATCAAGGTCGCTCCGTTTACTTGGGTAGTACACGTCAATGTAGAACTCAAATGGCTCGTTGATATTCAAATCCCTCAACTTCCCTGCCTGCCAGATAAACGATTCCTCATATTTTTTCAGAGCTGGCGTTTTCGCCAAACATCTGTGCCCATTAATGGTTACTATTTTCATGCAGTTAGGCTTTGAAGGAGCAACTCCATTAATTATTTGTTTATATTCCATTTCTTTTTCTCAATTAAAAGCCCCGAAGCGTATTCTCCGGGGCACAACCATTATTTACTAACCCATGCCATTTATGTGTGGCTCACATTTATGTGGAGATGGAGCGATTCGAACACCCAATTAAGGACTATATCCTTTTGCGCTACTTCTAAGGTTAATTACTCCTTATATCTCACGTACCGTACTTTCTACCATGTGCACCTCTCGAAAGTCAAAAGCACTCCACTGCGCACCCCCATTTTCGCCCGCCCCATCTTCACAGACCGGACAGGCAGATTAACAAAGTTATACTTCGATGATTACGATGTCCGGTGCAATCTGTCTGATGACACCCAGTTGTTCGTCAATGACTTTATTCTTGTATTCCTCAATGGCTTCATTTGCGCCAGCCGACACAAGAGAAAGGGAAACATCTCTACCGTCTACATCCGCGTAAATCTCAACCTCTATTTCTTCGCAAGAAAAACCTTTAAAAAGAGGAATGTTCAGTTTGAAGGACTTGGGCAAATTAGAATCAACCACCTGCGAGTAGTTGTCAACTTTGCTGCCGTTTTCCTCCTTGCTGCGCTCAATGTCTTGGTTTACCTTTGCTTTGAAATTCTTCAAAGTAGATACAAGCATCATATTCTCTGATTTATCCTTGAAGAAAGCACGGTGCATCTTGAAGAACTGGGATAGCTTGACAGGTTCCCATTTCTTATCCGTGTTAATGCCAAATTCCTGCATTTCTTTTGAAGCCTGTAAAATACCACTGATTCCAGTCTGATAGTAGTTGGTTTCATCAATAGTTAATGCCAACCCCATCTTATCACGGTTTACGATGATATTGGTCGATTTCTGATTAATCAGTTCGACACGCTTTTCCAACCATCTGAGAGGTGCATCTATCGTTCCACTGATAACTACTAGCTCCGGTTCTTTCGGGTCAAGTGCTACCGGTGCTTCGCCTTCTCTTAATACTACTTCAATAGGTTTGCCGTTGTAATCTTTAGGCACAACCAAGTTGATTTTGTTTTCGCTCATGATTCTGTTCCTGCTTTACGGTTAATACTGAATACTGTCTTTTGCATCTCCTGTGGCATAATGGGACGGCTATAAACCAGTTCGCCCAGCTTGTTGTAGAATCCTGCCATCTTTTCCTCGTGATAGAGGATTTTGGCACATTCTTCATTTTCTACAAACTCAGAACCTCTCTTAATGTGGTCCAAAAGTTCCTGCTTTTCTTCGTTCAAAGGTTTCAGACGTTCTTTGAACTCGTCCATAGCCTCTTTCTTTTCTATCTAAATATCATTGATGGTGATTGATACTTCAGCTAATGTTTCTTTCTTTTGCGCCAATTCTTCGGGTGTGAATCGGTGAGTATAACCGATTTTCTCCACTGCATCGGCATTGTCCTGAAGAAACTGCCATCGTTCCTGTTCAGGAATGTCTTGTCCTAAAAATTTGTCCATATTATCTATAACTTATTTTGCCAAACTCATTGTAAACCTTTCTTGCAGTACCCATAGTATTATAAACTGGAATATAGCTTCTTTGAGAGGCTTTCTCTATTTGGTGAATACCGCTGGATTTAGGGTTGATTGATTTTTCAGGATGAAAGAATCTTGCTACATCTTGGGGAAATTTTCTTTTCTTCATAATCTCAATTTTTAAATAAATTCATTATTACGTTCAATTTCTTGTTGTGCGTAGATAAGCATCTGTTGTTCGTTAGCGGCAGGCAAATAGATACCTGCCACAGATGCGCTCCAGTTTCGGAAACGGTCAATACTCAAAGTCATTTCACCTGTTGTCAGCTCGGCAGAACTGCGCAAATAAGTTACTTCATTGCCTTTCTTGTTGACCGTCTTACGTTCAAACAAATCACGGTTGCAAGTCCTCTTATAAAAATCAATTTTTGCTTCGTCGAGACTGCAACCGTACTCACTACCGAAATACCCTAAAAGAAGATGCAAGTAGCTGTTTTGGGCAAGCGTGCGGTTAGGTAGTTTCTTTTTCACTTCCACCACCGCACGTTCACTAAACAGCTTGTTTACATACTCCTTGAACTTGGGTATTTGAAATTCATTCTTCAAGTCGAACAACATACGCTAAAAAGGCAAATCGTCCTTTACATTGCCATTAACATCAACCGGAGGCGGGAAATTCTGTGGCTGTTGCTGATAGGTCGACTGTGGCGCTGGCTGTTGTACCGATGTTGTTTGTTGGGATTGCGATACACCACCACGCGCATCTATTTTGTAGCACCGAATAGATGCCATACGTTTGAGTTCTCCGTCTTGATTCGTCCAAGAACGCCCTTGTAAGACAAACGATACAGTAACAACATCACCCTGATTAAAGCGGTCAAGTTCTGCACACTTATCGCCTGAAAACTCTAAGGGAATAACATTCTCATACTCGCTACGCTCTCCCGTATAAGGGTCGTAAGTAGTAGCATCTAAAATAAACTCCCGTTTTGTAAATGAGGAACCACCGTTTTTGGATGGTATTTGAACGGTTTGTCCAAT